AGGTTTCAGAGCATTGACTATTCCAATAGTGTAATCAACACCTCTTTTAAGAGCGTCTGTAACATTCTCATCTGCTACTGTATTTGTATAATTTGCCAACCTTGTACTAAATGACATATCTTCTCCAATTAAGGGGGGTCAGAAGACCCCCCATAATATACTCAACTTTTGTTAAGCAACCCACTTCAGAATAGCGTGAGTTTCAGGTAGACTAATTTCTAAACCGGCTTCGGTTAGAATCATGTCCTTCCTTCCATCAACATTATTATTCTGTACATTAGTCATGATATGTGTATCACGAGATACGCCATTACCAGACAACGGTCTGTACTTAACATTCGCTAGGTCAATAGCAAGTGCAATGTCCTCGTCTTGATTACGGAATAGAGGTTCTGCAACAAAGTGAAGATTACCAAAGATTGTATTAACCTTTGTAACTTCGTGCCCAAAAGAACCTTTGATGTTTTGAACATCTAGGTTGTATTGAGAAGTTCCAACAGTGTTCTTCAAGAAACCACCTTCAGAAGCAGTTAGTTTCTGCAACCAAGCAAGTACTTTGCGTGAAGCAAGTACTAGTTTGTCACCACTATTTCCTGTTTCAGGTGCGAAGAAATCCTGCATATGGTCTATGAATGTATCATAGGTCGATGAGGAATAATCCATGTTATAGACTTTTCCGTTCGCCTCAGTGTAAGGTACCATACCATGAGTATATCTAACAGGACCTGAAGCAGATTCGTCAGAAGCACCAACTCCAAAAAGCATAGCATGCTCAATGTCCATTTTGTGCTCCATTAACTTATCAGCCCAAACTCTACGATATTCGTCAGGACGACCTCTATAGCGAGTTGCTAAAGCTGTACCAGAGAATAACTGGATTGCTGTCTTGAAAATCTGACAGAAACCTTCTCTAGAATAGAGCTCATCTTTCCAACCCTCTGGGTCCGTTGTACCTTCACCCCAAGCACTACCGATTACTTGCCCTTTTGCTCCAGTTTCAACATCGGTTTCACCGATAGTTTCTAAAGCAGTGACGGTAATGTCAGTCCTTGTGAGCTTGTTGGCGTCAGTATTACCACCATCATAAGTAGTTGACAAACCACTACCGACGTTCTCGATGGACTTGATTTTAACAGCTTTACCAGCTACTCTAAGTACTTGTCCAACAATTAAGAACTGAGGTGCGGCAGATGTTACTGTATTACCATACTTATCATAATCACAAGTGATGAGATAAGTTGTGTCTGCATCTTTTGCCACAGCGGCACCATCTGTCTGAACTACAAAGTTTCTACGTTGCCATTGATGACGTTGTTCAAGAAATTTGAAAACGGGGTCATCAGTAGACTCCTTCGCAACTTTGCTAAGATAGACAAAAAACGGTGACTGCTGAGGAGCTAATTCAGACACTCTCTCGCCAAAATTATAGATTCGACGGGAGTCATTGATGCTTACACCTTGAGGTGCAACACCAGTACTGTTACTAAAAGCATTAGCCATTAGTTACTCCTTATTAGTTAGAACCCTTATCCAAAAGGATTCTTGTTTTTGTAATCACTAATCATAGAGTCCATCACACTGTCAGTCCCACTTGACGCAGTATTGTTTTGTGAGGGTACAACACCCATAGGGCTTGGCACACTTTGCGCGCGTTTACGCTGTTCAAAACTTTCACTCGACGCTGTTTGTGATACTGGAGCAGTTACTTCGCTACCAGATTGCATACGATAAAGTTGAAAAAGATTATCAACGGTAATATTTCTAGGGTCATCCATGACCTTAACAAATTGTTTCACCTCATCAGGTGTCGCATTGTATTGGGTTGAAAGATGTTGAGAAATATCGTCCATATTCTTATCATAATTCTCTTTTTCGACCTGCCTTCTTCTAATATTTTCCCGCTCTTTTTGTAGTTTCTGCTGTTCTTCATGCATTACTGCTTGAGTATATTGCTGATGCAACCTATTATACTCGTCCATATTGTCCCGCCATTCATCAACTTCATCAAGATATTGGGCAGAATTAGAAGATGGGTCATCTGAAGCATCCTGCCTGCTAAAATCCCTAGGCTTACTAGGTTTCATAGGAGGCGCTGGAAACTGCTCTTCTTGTTCTGGCTCTACTTGTGGCTGAGGTTGATTTATATGCTGTTCAATCTGACCAAGTCGCTGTTGCAACTCAATATTTTGATTTCTAGCTTTATCAGCCTCACTTTGCCAATATTGGTAACGCTTAACATCGTTATCAACTGGTTCTTCAACCGTAGGTTCTGCCGTTCCCTCTTGAGGTACTTCTACTGGAGAAGGCTCACTACTAGGGTCAGGTTGAGTTTCCTCAACTTGGTTTGCACGGAAAAAATCATCTACCAGAGCAGATTTATCCTGAGTTTGGTCAAATGCCGACTCAGGTGTTAATCCCTGTTCCTGACTTACGTCTGGTTGTATCTCTTCGGTAACCTGAGATTCAGGTGCGAAAGGTTCTTCCATTGTTTGTCCTTTTCATTAATAGACTCTATTTGGACTTAGAGGTACTATTATCTTTCTTTGCTTGAGCTACGGCTTCCCGTACTTCGCTCTTTACCTGTCCAAGGGCATCATCAAGGCGTTTCTCGAATAACTTGCCAGCCGACTTAGACTGGGTTGAAGTTTTATCGAGGTCTGACTTAAATTTTTCCAATTCTGCTTTTTGCTTAGCGTGGTATACTTCTCTTTCACGAGTCTGCATATCACCTTTTAATTTTTTAATTTGCTCTTCTTGTTGCTTTACCTGTCCCTGTAACTGCCCAACTACATCAGTTCTTTCCATAACTCCTTCCATATCGAAAACTTCTGTCTTTTTAAGAACTTCCTGCTTATCAATAATTCCCTTTTCATATGCATCCATATACATTTCAAGCTGAGCATAGCGATTAGTTGGAAGAGTAGAACCAGTAACAACAACAACATCAAAAGCCCCTCTACTAATGTCATTTATTACACTCACTTCACCTGTTTTGTCATCATACAATTTCTTATTAACGGCAATTTCACTTAAACTATTGTTTGGCTGAACCAATCTAATTACCTTTTCTGCCTGATATAACTGTTGCATAAGAGGGATAGAAAGTTTAGCCATTCTAACTAAACCCGTTTCTATGTCTTGCAACTTTGACTTTATTTTTCTCTGACCAAATTCATCAAGTGATACTGTAGCCTTGTATGTATGTGGCGCTGCTTCCGAATTACCCTGCATTAACTCATAAAGTCCTAAGGCGTGGTCTATATCCGACTTAGCCATTTGCTCATTTTGATAAAGAGTATTGGGTAATGGTGTTGGCTGAACTGGTTGAGGGGCCCCAGAGTCCATATCAACCTCAATGGCTACACCGGGTTGTGCCCATCTCTGTTCGAAATCTTGCATATCTACACTTCCACTTGGTATCAATATCTTTGTATTTGTACTTGTCGTGGCATGTGCAATTATAAGAGACCGTGTCTTATTAATATACTCTTGCATATCTTTAACCATCCTAACATCAGATACCGGGTAGGGTGTTCTGGTGTGAATATTCATGAACAACACGATAGGATAGTGCTCCACGGGTAAGACACGAGAGTAGAGATATTTATCTCCCATGATGACGCACATCTTAACCCTTTGGACTGGAACAGACACGGTCTCAATCAATCCTTCGTTGACAAGGTCTGAATAAGTTAATTCTTCTATTTCTGGAAATTGAGGAGGGTCTTCCTGCTCCATTTCTGCTTTCTGCTTCGCCTGCTCATATTGCTGCATCAACTGATTAATGATGCCCTGAGCTTTCTGAGCATCTGTTATAGGCTGGCCATTTATCTTAACAGCAGGTCGAGATAGATATTCAGGCATTTCATCTTCGAGAAGGACTTCTTCTATTTTATCAATATTATTTTTTATATGGAATCTTTTTACCCATACCTTATAATACCTTTCATATCCCCTTATGTACTCATTACTCTCACCAAAGTTTATATCGGTCTTGGTAGCAGTATCTTCGGGGAATACAATACCCTTATCGTCCATTCTTTGAGTTGTAGGTCTATCCGAATGTAGGTCGGATTCTGCATTCTTGATTGCATCCTTGTATTGAGGATACATCTGCATAGCCTGTTCCTTAGTGAACATTCTAGATACAATTATATTCTCAGCATCATC